TAATAGGCTTTTAACCTACATTTATCGCATGATTAGTAGAGCGGTGATAGGTGTCTGTTCCACCTAAGAGCAAAAGATGTACAACCTTAATACTCTGTTTTTCGCCATTTGTTTGTTGGCTTCTCAACTGCCAGTTTTCATCACCACTCAAGGAGAATGACTAGCCTTGCTTAAGGGCTAGCCTTCGTCTTTCTCCATATACTTTTCCCAATCGTCAACAAATTTCTTGAATAGAGTATTGTGTTCCCAGGATAGTTTAGGTGGTTTAGATTCTGATAGTCTTATAAGTTCTTCCGATACTACCCTCTTAACACCCTTGCTAACTTGGCAATCCTTGACCTGTGGAATATCATTCCCCTCATCGTCTTTGACTTTCCAAGTTACACCTTTGCCATCTTCGTTCATCTTGATTTGTAGCTTTTCAGCCTCATCCTCAGTGAACATAGTTTCAAGTAGGATTCTGGCGTTTTCCTGAATACCAAAACTTACGCCTTGAATTTGGGGTATGATGTTCCTGAGTAAAAGTCTCTCAAACACGTTAAGCTCCATTATCACTCTCCTATTTTATTTATGCTGGTGATTAGAGGCTCACCAGCGAAGCCTATTTGTTTTATGAACTTGGGATGCTATTGTAAAGCCCTAACCAACGCCTTCCACTAGGAGTTAAAACAGAGATAAACTCATCTGTATTGGCGGGAGTCCCCACTGTTCCATCTTCCCAAAATCCATCAGCAGTTGAAGCAACATCTGAGCCAATAATAACTAAATGCCCATTGCTTTCAAAAGCAGTAGAGCCTGTGCCAGTGGTATTGCAATATATAAAGCCAGTATTTGTGCCCGTGCTTGCCCCTGAACCCATTGTGACTTCACTCTCAAGGGGAGCATAAGTTCCTTGCACAGTGCCTGCCGATAGGGTTATTTCTGCATTTACCGCAGAACCCAAACCTGTGGTATAACCAGAAGCCCCATAAGTTACATTGCCTTTGAGGGCATTTGAATAGCTACCCAATGCAGCATTGACTGTCAGGTTTACTCCAAATGGTCTACCGGTAGCCGCAGGTGTTGCCCAAGTTGCAGCGACAGCAAGTGCGCCTGAACTGTGAGTTATGGTTACATCGCCAGCATTGAAGTTTAGAACAGCACCCGAAGTTAGGAATATGTCATCGCCCGCATAGAAGTCCTTTGCACAAGCAAGCCCGCCGTCAGTATGGACTGAACCAGTTGTAGTAGAAGTTGATTCAGTAGTGTCATCTACTGAAATAGCCCCTGTGTTAACAAGGATTCCAGAATTAGTTAGCGTGCCTGCGCTATGTGTCAGCGTAAGATTACCAGCGTTAAAGTTGATAACCCCACCGTTAGACATAAACAAGTCGTCACCACAAGTTATGTCAGCCGCCGTAGCAATACCACCCGTTACGATTAATGCGCCTGTAGTCGTGCTAGAAGTAGCAGTAGCATTAGTGATTGTTACTGCGCCATCGGTTGAGGTTGCCATACCAGTGAGAGCAAGCGTGTGCGCCCCAGCATCAAGTGTGAAAGTTCCGGTAGTATCACCTTTCCAAACGAAGTTTACATCATTAGCGGTATCGCCTACCTGAACATAGTCAGCACCAAGAATAAAAACATCCCCAGTAGTAGTATGTCCATAGGCTTTCTCATAGTAGATAAGCCTACCAGACTCCCAGAATGAATTGATTGCAAAAGTTCCAACACCTTGTGTTCCCATTTTATCCCTCCTTAAGGGTCTAGGTTATTCCAAGATTTTATTTGTTACCTTACCGCATTTGGGGCAATACACAGAATCAGTTTTACAATAACAGCGTCCACATATACGTGCATACTTCTTTTCAACTGGTTCTAGTATCGCCTTATTTGCAGGGGGGAGAGGGAGAGCTTTTACACTCTCCACTCTCTTGCGTCTTTTATTCCTTTTGGGAATAGTCATTTTTCTCCTAAGTCAATGCGGAAGCGTTAGTCGCCTGTGGGTACTTAGGCCAGCAAAGAGCGATTAGAGTACCCGTAATATCACCACTACCCGCATCTGTAAACGTCAAACCTACATAGGGTTTACTGGCTGTGGTGCAGTCCTGAGACTCAACGTCAACAATCAGAGTAAGGGTAGAATGTGAAGTGGTAATCGCTAACCCCGAACTCGTCAAAGCTGTAGCAGTACCAAGAGTATCAGTCCCAGCCGCCGCTGTGAATCTATAATATCCAGCAATAGCGGTTGAAGTCCCGCCGGAAGTAGATGCCGACTGGGTAAGAGTCATAGTGAAATCGTCAGCCGCAACCGCTGTCATATGATAGATAAACTCAACTTTTTCGTAGAGCTTCATATTGATATGCGGCATAACCGTAGTTGAATTAATTTGAGTTTCAGTTTTAAGAGGTACGATATGTATTTCTTGTGCTAAGTTTTTCATTATATAAAATCCTCCGTTATTAAACTTTTGTTACTTAGTGGTGAGCGTTATTAAACAACTCACCACTTTTCTTTCATTACTAGGTGCGTGTACTATTCAGAACAATGAACGGCGACTGATAGTTAGTGCCCTTGAACGGTGTGATATAAGTCTTGTCTTTTGGCTGACCGTCACAGCGATAAACCCATCTGAATACAGTCTCGTCATAGTCAAATTTAAGATGGATACTGGACGCTGATTGAATGTCACCTTTATCAATCATCAGGTATCTTGAGAAGTCAGCTAGAATTACGTCTCCTGCCGTTCCAAGAGTCTGACAGAAGTCGCAAGGAATAACAGGGCGTCCGAATAGAGTTCCATATGTCGCACCTGAAAGTCCGCCAGCAGGCATATAAACCAAAACCCCAGCAGTACCAGACGCTAAACTCATTGTATGTAACTGAGGCTCAATGTCCTGATTGATTAACCAGACATAATTCCCCGCCCTTGAAGATATACGTCTTGCCCACATTTTGATTATGTTTTCAGCAACTATGGTAGATGCACCTTGTCCCGTTTCTGCTGTTACAGTGATAAGAGCGGGGCTATTCATAATCCCCAAAGGTTTAGCCGCACCATCACCGTTGATAATAGCGTCACCCAGTTTGAAACCAAACTCATCCCTGAACGATGTATCTAGCCACGAGCCTAAGAATCCAACGTCCCGAAGTATCTCATCGGTTGCATAACACAATCCAACGAGTTTCTTTAATTCAAGACTAATCTGGTCAAAGGTCGGTTTAGTAGCAGTTTTCTGTGCGCCCTCACCCGCCCAGTAAGCAAGAATTCCACCATGCCTATAACCGTCTGCCCTATTCTGGTCGTTTACAGCAGGAATCTTAATACCATTAGAATTGCCGGATAGCGATTTCTTATCTACCCTTGAGAGAATCTCGTTTTGAGCAAAGGTGTTTTCAATCAGTTCATTTGAGAACTCTTGCTGAATTAAGAATCCACCATCGGCAGGGACTCTTTCACCCGCACCCGTGATTTTCAGTCTAGGGTCAATGCTCATTCCATTAGAGACATAGAAGTCTTTAATAGCCATAGCTTGATGTCCTAGAGATTCAAAGGGTTTATCACCCTCATCTTTTACAACCTTAACTTCAGGCTCGGTGACTTTACGAGTTATATCTTTAGCTTTATATTCATTCAATTCAGTCTCCAGTTCCTTAACTTTATCGGTCAAGGGTTTAATTGTTTGTTCTAATTCCTCTTTAAGTTCTGGCATTATTTAACCTCCCAATTGTTCTTTAATTATTTTGTTTAGTAATTCCAGCGATTCTTTATTATTAACAGGCTTTGTCGTATCCTGTATTACGTCTTTTGTTTCCTCCATTGTTACACTTGCAGTAATTACACCAAGATAAGATTGCGCAATGCGTTGCAAATTCTTTTTAACTTTATCGCTTGCCCCCGATTCTTTTAGCATTAACTCCAAATAATCTATCTCGTCTATGATTTGTTCCTGAGAAGTCTTTTCAGTCTTATTTTCCGTTTCCTTAATCTCCGTTAGAGACTTGAATTGCTTTTGAGTAATTATCCCATCATCTACTGCATTTCTAAGGGCATTAGGGTTACTGGGTACTGGTACTATTGATATTTCTAATAACTCCTGCTTGGTGTAAGTTCTACGTGGTTTAGAACCCTTTGAGTCTTCTTCTGTCCAGTCGCCATCCTCCCACTTCTTAGGAATGAATCCGACTGATTGTGTTTTCAAATATCCAGCATCAACTAATCTAGCTACCGTATCAGCGAACTCATAAGTACCCTCCGGAGGAAACTCAACCACATCTATTAGCTTGCCGTCTTTAACTCCAATTTTAGTAGCTTTGCCAATTGGAAGTGTATTATATGCGTGAGCGAACATAATCACAGGATTCCTTTTGAAGTTCTTTAAGTCCCATCCAGAGACATCAATAACCTCCCCATCCCTATCCTGGTCAGCAGTAGAGGCGATGAACTC